TGAGGGAACACATGTTGTATCTTTAGATGATTCATATACAGGTATGAAAAAAAAAAAAGATAATGAATTAGTTGACTTTAATAATGTTTATGAACTTTCTAAAATTGGATATCAAGAAATGAGAAAAAAAAACACTTGTATGTATGGAATTAATATAGTAGAAAATCCTTTTTTTTTAAAAAATAAAATCTCATTTGGAAACTACGCGTTGTCTGCAAAATTTTATGGATTCATTTCTCAACCCTATCCTTTTTTTAATTCAACTAATCCAACAGGATTGTGTGAAGATCAAGAATCATGTTTGCGTGTAACAAAAAAATATGGAGGTGTGATTAGATTTTCTGGAATTACTTTTAACAAACCTCAATATAGAAAACTAGAGGGAGGCATACAAAGTTATTTAAACAATAAAGAGAGAATTAAAAAAGAAAAACAAGGCAGAATTTTTCTAATGAATATGTTTAAAGATCTTTTAAAACTTAAGAATGGTGGATTAGGATTAAAATATAAAAGAATATGAATGCGGTAATGAAGCATAATGTATATGTTATATCAGCGGGTAGATATGATAAATTGCCTTTTAATAAAAAACAAAAAGAAAAATACATATTTTGTGTAAAGGACGGAGAAGGCAAATTGTATAAAAAAAATGGTTGTAAAAATGTATATGAAACAGGAAATTTAATGAAAAGCAGAAATTTTGCATTAGACCACGCATTTAAAAATAAAAAAATATGCGTACAACTAAGTGATGATATAAAAAAAGTAGTTGTAAATAAGAATTTTGGAGAGCCTGTTAAATTAGAATTAGATTACGTTATTAAAGATATAGTAGAAAAATTTAACAGAATTAAAGGTGTTAAACTATTAGGCATACCTCCTACTGATAATTATTTTTTTGCTAATAAAATAGTTAGCAAGAATACATTTTGTATAGGAGATATGTTATTCATAAAACCAAATAAATTAAGGTTTGACGAACAACTAACTTTAAAAGAAGATTATGACTACACACTTCAACACATGGAAAGGGGTGATGTAATTAGATATCAAAAATACTTATTTACATTTGAGCATTATTCTAACAAAGGTGGTGCAGTCGATATAAGAGATGATGAAGAAGAACAAAAAAACATAAGAATATTAAAATTTAAATGGGGGGACAAAATAAAATTAAACACTAAACGCAAAAACGAAATATTAATATGAAAACAATTAAATTAAAAAAAGTAGAACACAATGTTAAAACAGGAACTAAATGTCCATACTATGAACCTAATATTACTGAGGATTGCCTGTTAGAATATGATGGTGATATAATTGGTTTTTATATTTCTGATGTCTCTAAATATAGTAAAAAACTACCTGGATATATCGGTGTAGCTAACGCAGAATTCAGAAGCAAAAACGTGCCTAAATCAAAAATGAACAGAAGTGATACTATGAAACTCCACAAACAAGGATTAAGTTGGGCTGAGGCAAGTAAATTTGGTGTTAGTCAATATTCTACTATTATTGGAAGCATACCTCCACGACCACACATGAGAAGAAATTACAGGACATCAAGTTCAGTTCATGGAGTAAAAACAGCTAGAACTTTTATCAAAGCAATGTTTGCCAGCGCAAATGAATCTGAAAAAATTATACAAAAACTAACGCCAGAAATATATAAAAAACAAAAAGATCTTATGCAAAACGTAAATATGGCATGGAAAATTGGTGAACTTTTTACAAGTTCTATTAGCAATTATAATATTAGCGCAGGTTTTCACCGAGACACTGGGAATATTAAAGGATGTGTAAATGTAATTATAACTAAAAGACACAATTCAAAAGGAGGTTGTTTGAATGTTCCTGATTTTAACGCCACCTTTGAACAAAAAGATAATTCTATGTTGGTGTACCCAGCTTGGATGAACACACATGGAGTAACACCAATAATACCAACAGCAGATGGAGGATATAGAAATAGTTTAATTTTTTATAGTTTAAAAGCTTTTGTAGATTAAATGGGAAGAGGTCGGAAAAAATTGCCCACCGAAATTAAAGAGCGTAGAGGGACTTTAAAAAAAGAAAGGGAGTTAGACAACCAAATGGAAGTGCAAAAGGTTTCTGCGTTACCTAAGGCGCCTGTATGGCTTTCTGACATAGCAAAAGAAGAGTGGAAAAAGGTTTGTAATGAATTATACAACAAACAAATGCTTCACCACGTGGATCTTAGATTAATAGAAGCGTATTGTAATGCGATAGCTTTACATATAGAAACTGAAATTTTGTTAAGAGAAAATGGCAGGGTACAAGTTTTTAAAAATGAAGATGGATCTATAAAATATGCACAATCAGTTCCTTATCAAAAGATAGCTAATGATGCTTTGGATAAAGCGCTTAAAATTGCAACACAGTTTGGTTTTACACCTAGCGCTAGAACGAATATACAACAACCAACATATATACAACAAAATAATGAATACAATTTTTTTGATTAATGTCTAAATATTATTATGATAAAAAAGAAGCTAAACGTGCAGTTGCTTTCATAGAAACTATGATTAGGCATTGTAAAGGAGATTTAGCTGGCAAATTGTTAAAATTAGAAGAATGGCAAAAAACAGATATAATAGAGCCATTGTTTGGCTGGAAAAACAAAGAAACTAACCTTAGAAAATATCGCACATGTTATGTAGAAATTCCAAGAAAAAATGGAAAATCAACGTTAGGGGCAAGTATAGGACTGTATATGTTGTTTGCTGACAATGAAAGAGGGGCTGAAGTTTTTAGTTGTGCAGGAGATAGAAGCCAAGCAAGTATTATTTTTAATTTGGCTAAGTCAATGATCGAAATGTCTCCAGAATTATTAACCAGATCTAAGTTGTACAGAAGTTCTATTGAGTTTCCTGCTAAAGGCAATATTTATAAAGTTCTAAGTTCAGACGCTAAACTACAACATGGACATAATGCTCATGCTGTTTTATTTGACGAATTACACACGCAACCGAATGATGAATTATGGAATACAATGATAACATCAACTGGAGCAAGATCGCAACCATTAATTATGGCTATTACAACTGCTGGTGCTTCAAAAACAGATAACAATATTTGCTGGCAAGTACACGATTATGCACAAAAAGTCAAAGATGGTATAATAGAAGATGAATCATTTCTGCCTGTAATTTATAGTGCTGATGAAGATGACGACATAGAAGATGAAAAAACATGGATAAAAGCTAACCCAAATTATGGTATTAGCATAAAAAAAGAATATTTTGAAAAAGAATCAGCTAAAGCAATGCAGATGCCTAGCTATGAAAATAGTTTTAAAAGGTTACACCTGAACATTTGGACAACTAATGTAACTAAGTGGATATCAGATCAGCAATGGATGGAAAATTATGAGGATTTTGATATTAAACAACTGGAGGGCAAAGAATGTTTTGCTGGTTTGGATTTAGCTTCTGTTAGAGATATGAGTGCGCTTGTACTTTTGTTTCCTATGGATGATGAAAAATACGTTGTATTGCCTTTTTTTTGGTGTCCATGGGAATCAATTTACAATCGAACAATGAAAGACAGGCTAAACTACAATCAATGGGTTAATGAAGGACACCTAATAGCAACAGAAGGTGACGTACAAGATTATGAATACATTAGGCAAACTATAAACGAATTACATCAAAAATACAATATTAAGTCGATTGGATATGACAGATGGAACAGTAGCAGTTTAGTTATAAATTTATTAGGTGATGGATTAACCATGTCGCCATTTGGACAAGGCTGGGCAAGTATGAGCGCACCAACAAAAGAATTAGAGAAATTAGTTTTAAAAAAACAAATTAACCATTTAAACAATCCAATAATGCGATGGATGATGTCTAATGTAGCTTTGCGTACAGATCCAGCTGAAAATATCAAAGTGGATAAAGCCAAGAGTAGCGAGAAGGTGGATGGAATAGTTAGTTTGGTAATGGCTATTGGAGAAAAATTAACTGACGAAAGTCCAGGACAGAGCATTTACAACGAAAGAGGTTTGTTGATATTATGAAAATCCCATTTGAAATATTATCTATGTTGTCTTTTAAAGGATTTATGCAAAGATATTATTACTATTGTAAAATTGAAAAAACATATAAAGACGCATACGAAAAAACTGAAAAAGAATATGAAAAAATATTTAAAAAACGTAGATATAGTTCATATGATAGTTTTAGAGTAGTTTTAAACAGAAAAATGAAACAAAGTTCCATTAAAATACATAAATGATTTACTATTATTGTACCCAAATCTGCGAACACATATGAGTTTATTATCTAGACTATTCGGAAAATCTGAAAAAAGATCGAATTATATAGATCCATCTAATTTTTCTATGGCTGGAGTTGGATCTGGAATAACTATTACAGAAGATACAGCATTAAATTTTAATGCAGTATGGAGCGCTATAAGAATTTTATCTGAATCTGTATCACAATTACCAGTACAACTAGTAGAAAGAAAAGCAAATGGAGATAAAATAAATAAATCAGATCATTATCTATATAATATTGTATCTGTTATGCCTAACGAATACATGACAAGATATGTATTTTTTAATAAAGTTATGGTAGATCTGTGTTCGTATGGTAATAGCTATATTTTTATTCAAAGAAATCAGAACGCTAGAGTAGAAAAATTAACACCACTTGATGCTTCAAAAATAGTTTTAAAAGAATATGATGATAAATACTTTTATGAAGATCAAAAAACAAAAGAGATATATGATATTGAAGATTTATTACACTTTAAAATACTTTCTAAAGATGGCATGGTTGGTATGTCTCCTATCGATACTTGTGCTAACTCTATTGGTTATGGATTAGCTTTAGAAGAATATGGGAACAGCTATTTTAGAAATGGAGCAAAAGTTTCAGGAGTTCTACAAACTGATCGCAGTCTAACGACAGAAGCCGTAGAACGTCTAAGAAATAGTTTTGATATGAATTACAGTCGTGTTCATCAAGCTAATAAAACTTTAATTTTAGAAGAGGGTTTAAAATTTAATCAGATTAGTTTGTCTAATGAAGCAAGTCAATTTTTAGCAAGTCGTAGATTTAGCATAGAAGAAATAGCAAGGATTTTTTCTATACCGCCACATTTGTTGCGTGATATGTCTAAATCTAGTTTTAATAACATACAAGAGCAATCAAGAGAATTTGTACAATACAGTTTGATGCCTTATATGGTAATGATTGAACAAGAATTAAACTGCAAACTATTTAAAAAATCTGAAAAAAATAAATTACAATTTGAATTTAATGCTAACGCATTGTTAAGAGGAAACCCTAAGGACAGGGCGGAATATTATAGAACAATGATAAATATTGGCGCTATGACTATTAACGAAGTTAGACAAAAAGAAAATATGAACGTCAAGCCAGAGGGTGATAATTTATTTATGCAACTAAATATGACAACAGTAAAAGGCATAGTAAATTTAGATGATACAGAAGAAGAAGAAGAAACTGAGGGCAGAGCATTAGTTGATGTAGACTTAACTCCAACAGATGGAATGATTGAAGAAGCAAAAAAAGCTTTAGAATGGAGAAAAGAATATGGGAGAGGTGGAACTGCTGTAGGTGTAAGATCGGCAAGAATGATAATTAGCAATTCATTAACAGTTCCAAGAATTAAAAAAATGTTTGCTTACTTTAAAAGACATGAAGTAGATAAAAAAGCTGAAGGATTTAGTTATGGTGAAGATGGTTTTCCAAGCGCAGGTAGAATAGCTTGGGGATTATGGGGTGGCGATGCTGGAGCAAAATGGAGTGAAAGAAAACGAAACGAAATAGAAAAAGAAGAACAAAGACAAGTGTCAGCACAAATGAAAAAAGCTTTACAAAAAAAAGTTGAAGATCATAATGAGGATGTTAAGGATCTAAAAAAAGATTGGAATCCAAAAGTGACTTTAGCAAAATTAATTAAAGTATTTGACAGAGGGGTAGGTGCTTATCACACAAATCCAGGATCAGTTAGACCATCAGTAAAATCACCTGAACAATGGGCATTGGCTAGAGTTAATTCTTTTAATTATGCAATGAAAAATGGTAAATTTAGAGGTGGTAAACATGATACAGATTTATTGCCTACAAAACACCCAGTGAGAATTAAGATGAAAGAAGACAAAAAATAAATAAAATAAAAAAAATGGAAAAAAGACACATAAAAAAAGTTATAGAAGATGATAACAACGTCCACATTGTCTTTGGAAAGTCTGAAGATTGGGAAGGCATAATGATGGATGGTGAGAAAAGAGATTATCATGAAGAGGAAAAAATGGGAGATCACGATGAAGAAAAAATGCATCATGAAGATAGAGACGCCCACTATAAAGCATTAATCAAAAAAATCTTAGATATGCTTGAAGAAAATGGTAATAACATGGATGATGAAGATCGTGATGAGCATTATGAAGAAAAATTAAAAGAGGTTGAGAAAGCTTTGAGAAAAATGCACGATGAGGAAAAAGATATGCACGAAGATGAAGAGAAAGGCATGCACGATGAGGAAAAAGATACGCACGAAGAAAAAAGTTTTAGAAATAATACTGTAAAAACTGAGAAAAGATATTACAATATGGAAACTCGAGTGCAAAAAAGAGGCAATAAAAATATTGTAGTAGGACATGCTGCTGTATATGGAAAGCTTAGTGAAGATCTTGGTGGATTTAGAGAAATGATTAGACCAGGGGCTTTTGATTCAGTATTAAATAATGATGTTAGAGTATTTTTTAATCATGATCCTAATTATATATTAGGCAGAACAAAAGCTGGAACTGCTAAAATTTCAAGCGACAAAACAGGATTAAAATATGAATTTGAAGTTCCAGACACTTCTGCTGGTCGTGATTTGCTAGTAAGTTTAGAAAGAGGTGATATAAGTCAATCATCATTTGCCTTCAGCGTAGAAAAAGATAGTTGGGCTGATAGAGATGGAAGGGACATTAGAACAATAGAAAAAGTAAAAAGATTGTATGATGTAAGCCCAGTTTCTATACCAGCATATCCAGATGCAGATGATATAGCAATCGCAAAAAGATCTTTAAAAAATTACAAAAACGAAAATGAAAACAAAAATATCAAAAGGAATTTATTGGATTTAAAAATTAAAATATTAAAAAACAAATAAAATGAAAAAAAGTTTAGAACTAAAAGAAAATAGATCTGAATTAGTTAGCAAGCTAGAATCAATACATGGTTTAGCAAGTACTGAAAAAAGAGAACTAACTGACGCAGAATCTACTAACGTTGATAATTTTTTATCTGAAATTTCAGATCTTGATACAAAAATTGAAAGAGCAGAAAATTTAGAAAAAGAATTAAGAAACAACGCAAAAATAGCTGGAGCATCTGTTAGTACTCCAAAAGCTGACAAAAGATATTCTATTCAAAAAGCTGTAAATGGTTATATGAATGGAAACTTAGAGGGCTTAGAAAAAGAATACGATGCTGAAGCAAGAAGAAATAATACTATTACAGGAGTTGGTATTCCTATGTTTGCGATGAGTGAGCAAAGAAATAATCCACAATTAGTTAGTAACGCATCTGGATTAATTGAAACTGAAGTTGGACCATTTGCTGAAACTCTACAAAACAAAACTGTTTTAGGTGATCTAGCAACATGGATGTATGGATTAAATTCTGACATGAAGCTTCCAACATTATCTGGAACTACTGCTGCTTTTGGAACTGAGGTTGCTAACGCTGCTTCTGCTGCTACAGCTGTTGGATCTGATACATTACAGCCAAGAAAATTAGCTGCATATATGGATATTTCAAAAATGTTATTAACTCAGACAAATGGATCTGTAGAAAACATTATTAGAAATGATATTCAAAATGCTATCGCATCTAAATTAGAAGGCGCTATATTAGGCATAGCTGATGGTACTGGTGCTGCCCCTCAAGGAGTTTACGATGCAGGAACTGAGGCAGGAACTGCTGCTGCTTTTACGAGAAATCTAGTTTTAGATATTATTAAAGATTTTGAAACAGCTAATGCAGATACAGGTAGAACATGTTTCATTACATCACCTGCAGGAAAAGAAGCGCTTAGAAAAATAGCTGGAGATGTAGTTACAACAAGTGGAGCGTCTGAGCCATTATTTGCTAAGGATGGAACAATTATGGGTATAGATACTAAAGTAACAAACAATTCACATATTAAAGGTTCAGGAACTCATACACTAGGTTTAGTTTTAGGTAAATGGGACGACTTAGTAATTGGACAGTTTGGATCTGCTTTAGATGTAGTTGTTGATCCATATACAAAAGCAATATCTGGTGAAGTTAGATTAGTAGTTCAATCTTACTGGGATTGTGTTTACAGAAGAGCAACATCATTCCAATATTTCTTTGGATCATAATTGATAAATTTTTTCTGTAAAAAGTTAAATTTGAGATTGAAGATTGGGATATATTTTCCCAATTTTCTTTCTCATTTTAAAATAAAATTTAAAAATGGCAAGAAGTTTAAAAATAGATACAAAAGCAACACTTAAATTAGTAACAGTCACAGAATGTAAAAATTTTCTTAGGGTTGATTTTACTGATGATGATAACTATATTGGTGATCTTATTGATATGGCTATGGAAAGCATTGAAAAATATTGTAACATATCTATTTATGAACAAACTTTAATTCAACAATGCGATTTATGGGATGAAACTTTTAATTTGTTAAGAAGTCCTATACAAAATTCTGGAGATCTTACTGTTGAGCATATAAAATATTATGATGAAAATAATAATTTTGTAGTGTGGGACAGTACAAATTACAATGTAGATAAAAATATATCACCAGCTAGAATTTATTTAGCAGATGAAAGCGACAGCTATCCAACTCTTAGCAACAGAATATATCCTATTGAAGTAAAATATAAATCAGGAGCAGATGCAGTAAATAGCGCACCAAAAATGTTAAAACAAGCTTGTTTGCTAATTATTGGACAATTTTATGAAAACAGACAACCATATATTGTAGGTAGATCAGTTTCTGAAATTCCTATGACAGTGAGATATTTATTAGATCCACATAAGACACAGACATTTGGAGTTCCTAATAATATTCTACTATGAAATCTATAGGACAACTAGATAGACCAGTAATAATACAAAAAGCCACAAAGTCACAAGACGCTATGGGTGGATCTACATTTTCATATTCTAATGTTGCAACTCCATTTGCTAATGTAGAATGGAAAAATTCATCAACAGATGAAAACGAAAACAGAGTACAGGGAATACAGACTGTAATTTTTACAATTAGAAACGTATCGTCAGTACAAAAAAATATAAATCTTCAAAGTAATTACAGAGTAGCTTTTCCAGTTTCTGGTGGATCTGTAACAAGTGAAACCCAATACTATAAAGTAGTTGGAATTAGAGTTATAGAAGGCAGGCAAAGATTCAAAGAATTAACAACAGAGTTGGACATGAGAACATTTGAAACATCATGATGTCAATAGAGTTAGAAAATAGAAAGTTAATTGAAGACGCTATGATAGCTTTAGGTGGTAAAATGCGAAAAAATAAAGCAAAAATTACAAGTAAAGTTTTGAGACCAGGTGGTAAAATTGTAGAAAAAGTTATGAAAACATACACACCTGTAATGACAAAATATAAAGCTTTTAATGTTTATAGAACACCAAAACTAAACAGACGTTTAAAAGCGCCAAAGGGAATGGGAAAAATATATGTTAGTATAAAACCAAGACAACTTAGAAACTCTATTGGTGTTTTTCAAACAAAAGCCGCAAAGAACAGCCCGTATGTAATAATAGCGCCAAAGTTTAAATCTGGTGTATGGTTACGTCCAGAAAAAGGGGGGTGGTATATGCAGATGGTACAATTTGGAACTGATCGTGTAAAGCCACAACCATTTGTAGGTAGAGCATTAAGAGGTACAGCAAGTGGTGTTGCAAATTTACTAAAAAAAAATATGGCTAAACTTGTTGAAAGTGAAGCTAATAAAATAAAAGGAATACAAGTAGGATGATAGAAAAAGCAATATATAGTTTACTAAATAGTGGAGGTACAGGCGCACAGGTTTCATATGGAACATTGAGTGTTGATGATAGTGGCGCTTCTAATACATTTACAGATTATATTGTTTTTTTTAGAAACTCTACTGATCCTCATGATACAAAATCTGGGAGATCAACATTAGATACTGCACAAATTCAAATTAATTGTTTTTCAAGAACAGCTTTGGGTAGCGCTAATTTAGCAGAAAAAGTTAGAAATCTATTAGACAGAAAAGTTGCAGGAACTTATGGAACAGTAAAAGTTCAATCAATTAATTTTACTAACATGGTAAGTATGTTTGAATTTAATGAATCATATAGCGCAAAAGGAGTTTATCAAATCAGTTTGTTTTATGATTGTCGATTTGAACCAGTTTATCAATAAATACAATAATATGCACGTAGAAAAAATACTAATAAAAAAACTAGATTATGGTTACAGAGTTTTTGAAAAAGGAACAAAAATCATAATTACAGAAGCACAAGCAAAACAAATGGCGAAAGATGGATACATAGCTGACGATAAAAAGAATACTAATAACAATAAAAAAATAAAAGAAAATGGCAACAAATAATATACATAATGGAACGTTGATGTTGTTTAAACATGGTACAGATCACAGTACTAATAATGCGATAGCATTCTCAACGTCAGCTACTTTGTCTATTTCAATGGATACTAGAGACATTTCAAACAAAGGGAGTTCTGGTTTTAGAGAATTACTGGAGGCGCAAATGTCTTGGAGTGTATCAGTTGAAGGACTTTACGCAACAAAAGATGCAAATGGTAGTGCTGTAAACAATTATAACGATCTTCTAAACATGCTAAAAACTAGAACAGCAGTTTATGTTGAACTAGGTAATGGAGTTTCTGGTGATACTTATTATCACGGACAGGCTTTCATTACAAGTTTAGAACAAACGTCACCAATGGAAGACAACATGACTTTCTCAGCAACATTTGAAGGTACTGGTCAATTATCTGATGACGTACAAGCATAAAAGTTAAGTGGATGGCTAGGGCTTACTATCTATCATAGTTTGTCCTAGTCTGAAACTTTTTAATTAAAATTTGATAGATATGTATGAATATGTAAAAATTAATGAAAAAAAACGTCCAATTAAATTTGGTTTTAATTGCCTTAGAAAGTTTAGCAGAATTACAGGCATGGGATTAAATGAAATGGACAAGTTGGGTGATAATATGACTTTAGATACTGCTGTTACACTTATTTGGTGTGCTTTAGAAGATGGAGCAAGAGCAACTAAAGAAAAATTTACATACACCATAGATAATTTAAGTGATGAATTAGACAATGACATTACAATTATTGAAAGATGTATGGAGGTTTTTACAGATCAAATGAGTGCTAAGACAGAAAAAAAAAGTCAGAAAGCACAGAAACAAAAATAGATATTAGCTATGATCTGATAGAACAGATCGGCATAGGTAAAATGGGAATGACTTATGAGCAAGTCTATAACATGATACCTAGAGTTTTTTGGAACGCTTATGATGGTTATATAGAACAACATAATTATCGTGAAAGATCCGAATGGTATAGAGCAAGATGGATGACTACTAATTTAATTAACATTCATTTGCCGAAAGCCAAACAAATTAAAGCGCAAAAGCTGGTTAAATTTGAATGGGAAGATGAAATGAAAAGCGATATGATGAGTTATGAAGATAGTTTGGAGTTAATAGAAAAAAATAAGAAAATAAAAAACGCTAAATAATGGATACAGCTTTAAATGTCAGACTTGGTGCAAAGACTGCGGAGTTCAACAAAAAATTAAAACAATCATCTGCTAGATTGCGTAAACTTGGAAATCAAGTAAAAAGCATAGGTGCAAGCATTACAAGAAATTTTAGCGTTCCATTTGCTTTGGCTGGTGGAGCAAGTATAAAAATGTCTTTAGATTTTGATAAATCTATGACAAGAATCAATACACTTGTACGTGGAACATCTGGAACTTTAGCAGAATTAAAAAATGATGTTTTAGCTATATCGGGAGAAACTGCAAAATCACCAGTAGAATTAGCTGATGGTCTTTACTTTCTTGAATCTGCAGGATTAAGAGGATCTAACGCATTGGAAACTTTAACACAGGTAGCTAAAGGATCAGCATCAGGATTAGGTGATATGGAGTCATTATCTGTAGTTGCTGCTGCTGCACAAAATGCTTATGGACAAGAAACATTATCTGCATCTGACGCACTAGATAAATTTGGTGTCATGGTTAGAACTGGTATGTTTGACGCACAGGAATTATCACAGGTGCTTGGTCGTCAGCTTGGATTAGCAAGTAGCTTAGGAATATCATTTAATGAAGTAGGCGCTATGATATCTACATTTACAGCAACTACTGGAGACGCTACCTCAGCTACAAATGGTTTGTCGGCTGTTATGATGACTTTAGCTAAATTAGAAGCCGAGCCGACTAAACAACAAGAGGAAGCATTAGAAAAAATAAAAATGACTGCTGGTGATGTGAAAACAATGCTAGGTGAAGAAGGATTGCAGGGAACATTACTTACATTACAACAAAAATTTAATGAGAATGGAATTGCTATGGCTTCATTCTTTGGCAAATCTCAGGCATTAAAAACAGTGTTGGGTGTATTGGGTGAGCAAAGTGAAAAATATGTAGATACTTTAGAAAGTATGGAGCAAAGTCAAAATTTTGTTGGCGATGCTTTTGCTGTTACTGCAGAGCAAGATTTTTTCAAAATGCAAAAAGCTTTAAATGATATTAAAATTTCAGCCACTCAATTTGGAAATACACTAGCGCCAATAGTTTCTCTTATTGCCGAAAGAATAACAAGTCTAACTGAAAAATTTATGGCTTTGTCTGATACGCAAAAAACTAATATAGCAAGAATATTAGGGACAATAGCAGTAGCTGGACCACTTGTAAAAGTAATAGGATCTTTGATTTTAGGTTTTAGAAATTTAAGATTGTTTGTTGCAAAATATGAAATAGCACAAAAACTTGCAACTGCAGCTATGAAAGTTTTTAATTTAGTTACAAAACTAAATCCACTAGGTTTGTTATTGACTGGTATTGCCGCTTTAGTTGTAGCTTTTCAACAATTAAAAGGAAAAACAAGTGAAACTGCTGTAGCGTTTACTAACTTTTTTAGAAAAGTTTATAATGGAATGGTTGCTTTTGTAAATGAGGTGATAAAATCTTTTAATAGCATAGGTAAATATATAGGAATTGAAATACAACCATTAAAAAAAGTAGAACTGGCTGTTGCCGATATTAAAGACACAACTGATGACACAACTGATTCATTAAGTGATTTAGAAAAAGAACTTGGTAAAATCGGTAATTTAGATTTAGGGGGGGGTGATAATGCCACTCCAGATCTTATTGGTGGTGGTGATGATGGTGAAGAGGATGAACAAGCAGAAAAAGAAAGGATCAGAAAAGAAAATACAGCACTTCAAAACATACGTAGATTGAGACAACAATTTGGTTTGTTAAATATTAAAGACGCAGATCAACGCAGACTGCAGGAACTTAAAAATCAAATGGAAAATGATTTATTGGCGGTTGAAGAAACTAAACATGCCGAGGATGAAAAAATGGCAATCAGAAATAAATATGGAAAACAAATAGAACTGTTAAACAAAAAAATATCTGACAATGCTATAAACGAATATGATAGAATGGTGAAAAAAATAACTGAAATAACTGATTCAGTCTTAAACGTAGTTTCGCAAATAACTAACGCATTAGGCGGACTTTTTGATGCGCAAAATAAAAAGGCAAATCAGCTTTTTGAAAATGAAAAAGCCAGAGAACAAGAGGCATATGATAATTGGTATAACACACAATTAGCAAAAATTGAGCAAACTGCAGTAAATGAAGAGGAAAAAAATGCTTTAATAGAACAATTAGACGAAAATGCTGCTGTTAGAAAAACTGAAATGGATAACCGAATAGATGAACAAGAAAAAACATTAAGAAGAAAACAAGCACAAAGAGACAAAGACTCAGCAATAATGGGAGCTATTATGAATACTGCGCAAGCGATAACAAAGGCACTAACATTAGGTTTGCCACTTGGCCCAATTATGGCAACATTTGTTGGAGGTTTAGGTGCTGCGCAAATTGCAACTATTCGATCAACACCATTACCAAAACTTGCAGAGGGTGGTATTGCGTTTGGAGCAACTATTGCACAAGTCGGTGAATATCCAGGTGCGTCTGCTAATCCAGAAGTTATAGCGCCATTAGATAAATTAAGAAATTTAATGGGCAATCATAAACAGGAATTATATAGCAAGATACGTGGGAATGATATTTTCTTAGCAAATGATCTTGCAATTATGAACAGAGTTAGATTTACATAAAATGGCTAATATTAGGTTTCAAACAGAAATTGAATCATTAAATGGAATTAAGTACAAAGTACAGATTTATGATAGTTTGTACACAGGATCACCTAGTGATTTTAGTTTAGGATCTGCACCTATTATAAAATTTGATAGTGCTGGTTCAGAAAAATTTAATGAAATACTTGCTTCTAAATGTGAATTAGAATTTGTTTTAGAAACTAATAATCAAGTAACTTTTTGGGAAAGTAGTTTTAGGTCAGATACATATACTGAAAGAGATGTATATGTATTTATATATCAATATACAGATTCATATAAATTAATGTGGACTGGATATATTTTACAAGACTTATCTACAACAGAAGATGTTGCACTTCCAAAATCAATTTTATTACAGGCTGTTGATGGTCTTAGTGTTTTAAAAGAAATACCATTTGTGCCTAATGCGTTAAGTGCTGGTACAAGCCCATTTACTGAAAGTCAAACATACATACCAGCAGGAACAACACCAACTAACGCTGATAGTTCATGGGGATCTGGCGGGTATCATCGAATGTCTTTTTGGATTGCAGAGGTTTTAGGATACGCAGGTACTGCTAGTTCAAGTTTAACAAACGCTAGCATTTCAGATTATGAAATATCAATCTCAGCAAATTGGTATAATTCTAAAATGGATGCAACTGAAATCCAAACAAATGATTCATTTTTTTTAACAGCTATAAATGCTCGGCAATTCTATAAAGCAAATGAAGCGTCAGGATCTAATGATGATGTAAACTATAATGCTATGTCCTGTTATGATGCTCTTAGAAATATGCTAAGATGTTTTGGAGCTAGAATTTTTTATTGGGGACATAAATTTTATATAATTCAAATAGGGCTTTATTCTACTTTAGAAACAGGGACAGATGCAAGTCCAGTAAATATTAAAACACAAATCTATAATAAAGCTGGTGTAAAACAATCGTCTAATAGTTTAGTTGGAAATAATAATATAACAAGATATTCATTAACAACTACATCATCCAGACCTAATACACCAGGTGGTTTAAAAAAATTATCTGGAACAACTTATGATGATTTTCCAGTATATAAAAAAGCAATGACCAGCTTTACTTCTGTAAGCAATCTAAATCTTTTTAATAGTTTTGTTTTAATACCAGGTCAAACAAATAATCCACCATCTATGGTAGGTGGTTTTACTAGTGGTAATCAAATTGCAGCTATCGATACAGCTTTTGAAAATATAGGGACTTTTACAGACGCAAAAGATTTTACTGGATTTTTCTTAAATATTTTTGTAAAATTTAAAAATGGATCAGGTAGTGGAAATGTATATATGCGTAATAATTGGACAATACAAGCAAAACCTAGTTCTACATCTTCATGGGACACCAGCGCAACTTTAGTTCCAGTAGTTTTAGTTAATAATACAACTAACGCTATAACTTTAGAATGGCATGAAGCAATTAATTTTTCTACTTTTAATGCTAATACACAATCTTTACAATTTAGAAATACGTATGGAAAAGCAAGTGAAGTTCCATCAGGACATACTGCTAAAAATCCATTTTCTAGTAAAATACCTGTTAATTTAGGAACAACTGTTAGAAGTGTAGTTCAAGACACTAGTATTGCAGACAACTTTAATTATGTACTGCCGACTGCAAGTGTTATGTCTGGTGATTGGGATTTTCGTTTTTTTGCTGCTGTCCATGCTAGACCAGAAACAAATTTAGGTCTTAAATACAGACACAGAGGTCATGGTGTACAAAATTTCAATCCAACATCTAGTTTTGGTAGACCACCTTTTGCAGCTAGTGCTGTTCCAACTTTATTAGCGCCAAATGGTGATGGGGGTGATATATCTTATCAAGTAATGGCATCTAATAATAGTTATCAAAGTGCTTTTGCTGTAGTATCTGGTGGACAAATAGGAGCATACGCATCACATACTAACGTTACATTAAACACAAATGCTTCATACGTTAAACAAGTTCCAGACACACTATGGGGTGATACATTAAATACTAATGCTCCAGGATCTTTATATGTAGATACAGGTAGTGCTTTTGAATTTACAAATTTTACTGGTCAATGGGGCAAAGGAGTTTTAAATGGTTCAGACAGTCTAACTGAATTATTATTAAAAGAAGTTTTATTTCATAATACACTTAAAACATATAAAGGCAATTTTACATTTTCGCTTTCTAATACAAACAGAAATCTAAGCAACAATTCACAATATCCAAAACAAATAAGCCCATTAACTATTATTAAAGACATTGATTTTAGTAATAGAAAATTCGTTATGTTAAATGGGGGTTGGAATTTAATTACAAATGAAGTTTCTGGCTCATGGTTTGAATACAAATATGATTCACAAACAACAACAGTAAGATCAATAGACACAGGAATTGGTGGAACAGTAAATACAGGGGGGGGTGGATCAATAGGTGTTGGAAATAATGATCCGATTGATATAGGCACAGGCACAGGCTTTACACCACCTAGTCCAAGCAATTTAGTTTCAAGTGGTTTTATCAATACTACATCATCTTCTGTAGGTGCTAGATTATCTGGAAATGTTACAGATGCTAATGATGGATCTGTATTATTAAGAAGTAGATTTGGACGTGAGCCATTTACAACTACAACAGGAGTAATAACAAGCGGGTCTGCTGTCACTACAATTCCAATAGATGGTACTTTAGTACAAGCAGATACATTTAAACAGGGTGATGTTTTAATTATAGTAGATAGCGAAACTGAACATAAATTTACAATCGCAACAGATGTTGCCGAGGGCGCTACATCATTAACTGTATCTTCAACAACTTTAGATGAAGACATTCCACCTGGCGCTTTTATTCC